TAATAAATAAAAGTATGGGGCTGTAGCTCAGTTGGGAGAGCGCCTCCCTTGCACGGAGGAGGTCGCAGGTTCGATTCCTGTCAGCTCCACAATGGCCCGTTCGTCTAGTGGTTAGGACTCAGGATTTTCATTCCTGCAACAGGAGTTCGATTCTCCTACGGGCTACATAGGTTACAATAGAATGTAGTCGTGCCGTTGTAGCTCAGTTGGTAGAGCAAGTGATTTGTAATCACTAGGTCGTAGGTTCGACTCCTATCAACGGCTCATATAAACAAAAAAGGGAAGCTTTCGCTTCCCTTTTTTTGTGGCTCTGTATTTAGTGTAGGAATACAGAACTATTTCGTCCTACTTTCGAAATAAACCCACCAACACCAACAAGGCGACAAGCCCAGCGAAACCCGACTCGCCGAACTTATTAATGATGGATGTTAGGTTACCTATAACATTCACGCCAAAGATACCAGACCCAAAGATTACTTCAGATACAGCACCAATAGCTACAAAAGACATTAATAGATGAGCTAAGTCATCAACATATCCTTTGACTTGTGTTATGATTTCCTTCATTTGGTTTTCTCCCGTTAGTTAAGAAAAAAGGGTCATCGATTGTTTTATGAACCGAGTAACCCTCAATAATAATTATATTGTTAACAAATAATAAACTCATATATATATTTATATATGAAAGTTTTTTGGTTATGGTATATTTATTATTAGATAAAAACATTTAGGTGAATTATGGCTATTGATTATGAAATCTTTGAGGGAAAATCTCTTTCCTCACTTTTCAAAGATATTTACGATAATACAGAATATAATAAAAAACAATTAGATATTTTAACAAAAGAATTAGTTGGATTTATTAAGGATGGTGATACTGCAGTACAGTTAGTTCCTATGATAAAAGAATACTTGGAAATTAATGTAAGAAACGACGACCAACTTGTTAAGATGGCTGGTATTGTACAACGACTTATATCTGTAGAAAATAGAGCTGGAGCAGAAGATGAATTTGGTTTATCTGATTCAGAAAAAGAACAATTAATAGCTGGAATGGAAGACACTATAAAAGATATACAATTAGAATCAGATAAAATACAAAATAAAATAGAAGCAACTAAGGAGGTTTAAATGCCATATATAATAGCAGAACCTTGTGTTGGAACTTGTGATACAGCTTGTGTTGAAGTTTGTCCAGTAGATTGTATTCACGGACCTTTTGACAAAGAAGGTATGGGTGAAGAAGCAAAAGTAGATGGATTTAATCCTGATGGGTTACAGTTATATATAGATCCAAATGAATGTATCGATTGTGCAGCTTGTGAACCAGAATGTCCAGTTGAAGCAATTTTTGAAGAATCTGAAGTTCCTAGTGAGTGGAATAAGTATATAGACATAAATGCACAATTTTTTAACTAAGGTAATTTAATGGCTTGGAGAAAACAAAGAAATGTGGATACAACAATATCTACACCAACAGGCTTACCATCTTGGAGAGGTATTCTTTCTTGGATTAAAAAACTAATAAGTGCATCACAATATGATTTTTATGAAACTGAAGCATTTAAAGTTACTTCAGTTATATTAAATGATCCCACAAGTCAAGGATCGATAAGCGGTACTTTTCTTAATAATCCAAAACAAAAAATACTTGGTAATGTAGTTTTACCACTTAAACCAAACATTACCCAAGTACCATTAGTTGGTGAACACGTAGTTGTTATGGAATATAATGGACAACATTATTATACTGATATAATAAATAAAAGAAGGTCAGCTGTTCATAATGCAATAGGTGAAGATAATAAAAAAGTTGGTAATACATTTAAAATTAATAATGATGTTAAGAAAATAAAACTTCGTGAAGGTGATTTAGTTTTTGAAGGTAGGTTTGGTAACTCAATTAATTTAAGTTCTGATACTAATAATAATCCATTAATAAAAATTCGAGCTGGCCAAAGAACTGATTATAATAGTTTAAATTCTGTAATATCAGAAGAAATTAACAAAGATAAAAGTTCTATATATTTATCTACAGGAGAAAAGATTAAAGTAAAAGGTGTAGGCAAACTTGGTGATGAAATTGTAAGTGGTAATAGTATCGTAATAAACTCTGATAAACTTTTGTTTAATAGTAGAGGTGGAGATGTTAAAGTTAGAGCTTCAAAAGACATATTGTTAGAGGGAGAAGAAGTTTTTATAAATGCTACAAAAGCAGGTACTATAAAAATGGGTGACCCTAAAGGAGTATTTATACCAACAGTAAATGGAGAAAAATTATTTGAATTATTTGTTGGACTTATGAAATTATTAACGGCAGTACCTAAACTTGGTACTCCGGCTACAGCAGCCCAAGCAGGAAAAGATATTCTTGTAGAGTTACCTAAAGTAACTCAACAGGTAACAAATAAAGAATTTTTAAATACATCAGTAATGGTATCAGACCCTAATTTTAAAGTACCCGCTGTACCAAAGTTTCCAGATTTACCAGATTTAGAACTTGAAAAATTAAAATTAGAGCAGGGTGTGAAAGTACCAAATATACCTACTGCTGATAACATAAAGAGTAAAATAAATAATACATAGGAGTTATTATGACTAAAAAAGACCTTGTAAAAATAATACGAGAAGTAGTCAAACGAGAGGTTCAAAAAGAAGTACACAAGATATTTATAAAAGAAGAAACTTCAAATAAATTATCTGATATTGTACCAGATGTTTCTATAGAAACTTCTGAACCAATTAAAGAAACACACTACACAAAGAATGAAGCATTAAATAAAGTTTTAAACGAAACTGTTGCTTTATCAAAATCACAAAAAGAAGAATATCCAAATGTTGGTGGTGGATTATTTGATTCAAAACGTGTGTCGGAGTTAATGGGATATGGAAAACCAGATGAAGTAAAACGAGATATGGTTGCAGCTGATACGTTCCAAAAAGCTGGAGTTCAAGCAGAAAACGTACCTGAAGCTATAACTAATGCGTTAACACGTGATTATAGTGACTTAATGAAAGCTCTTGATAAGAAAGGTAAATAATGGCAGGTGCATTAGAAAATGATTTAAACCCTAACACCTTTATTGGATTGTCTTTTCCGTTACGAAAAGATAACAATAGTGATTTTGCAATGACTAAAAATTCTTTAGAGCAAGCACAACACAATTTAAAAAACTTGTTATTAACCCAAGTTGGTGAAAGGGTTGCACAACCTGAGTTTGGTAGTAGATTGAGGGAACTTTGCTTTGAACCTCAAGATGATGACTTACCAACAAGAATAGAAGAAGAGGTTAGACGGTCAGTTGATTTATGGTTACCTTATATTAATATTCAAGATGTACGAACACTTACAGATGATGTGGATGAAAGTAAAATATTTGTACAATTGAAATATAATACTTCATTAGATCCTGAAAGTCAAGAACAAATAATAGTGGATGCTTCTAATACAAGCACTGCTTATTAATCGGAGTTTTTAAATGCCACGTACAAGTACAAAAAAGAATGTAGTAAAACAAGTTAATTATCTCAATAAAGATTTTAGTGATTTTAGAAATAATTTAATAGAATTTGCTAAAGTTTATTTTCCAAATACATATAACGACTTTAATGAGTCTTCACCAGGTATGATGTTCATTGAGATGGCAGCTTATGTTGGTGATGTTCTTTCTTATTATATTGATTCATCTTTTAGGGAATCTCTATTGGCTTATGCAGAAGAGAAAAGAAATATTTATAGTATAGCACAATCGTTTGGATACAAACCAAGAGTTACAGCACCAGCAAGTGTTGTACTTGATGTATTCCAAACAATACCAGCTTTTAATAATGAACCTGATTATAGATATGCATTAAATGTTAAGGCTGGAGCAACAGTAAATGCACCATCAACTGGTACAACATTCAGAACATTAGAAGATTGTAATTTTAAATTTTCAAGTTCTTACGAACCAAGAAATGTTACAGTATTCGAAACAGATAGTGGTGTACCTACAAAATTTTTATTAAAGAAAAAAGTAAAAGCTGAAAGTGGTAATGTAGTAACAGAAACATTTTCATTTGGTAGTGCAGAAAAATATTCTGAAATTAAATTATCAAATGATGATGTAATAGAAATTATTTCTGTAACAGATAGTGATAATAACGAATGGTATGAGGTAGACTCTTTGGCTAGAGATACAGTTTTTGAGGATATGGAAAATAATTCTACAAACGATCCTACTTCAGTTATCAATAGAGATACAGCTCCTTATATACTAAAACTTAAAAAAACATCAAGACGATTTACTACGGTTATTGATGAAAATGATAGAACAACAATTAGATTTGGTGCTGGTATATCAGATAATCCTGATGAAGAAATTATTCCTAATCCAGATATGGTTGGTTCAAATTTACCAGGTAGTCCAACTTATCTTACCACTGCATTTGACCCAAGTAATTTTTTAAAAACAAAAGCGTTTGGTTTAGCTCCGTCTAATACCACGTTAAGTATTAAATATGCATTTGGTGGTGGTATAGATGATAATGCAAATACTAATGAAATATCAGAGT